CTACGGCGGCGGGTCCGGCTACGGCTCCGGCTCCGGCTCCGGCGACGGCTACGGCTCCGGCTCCGGCTACGGCTACGGCTCCGGCGACGGCGACGGCTCCGGCGACGGCTACGGCTCCGGCTCCGGCAATTCTTAACCCCTGAAAGGACATACCCCATGCACCGCATACTCCTCCTCACCGCCCTCCTCGCCTCGCCCGCCTTTGCCGGTGGCCCGGTGATCACCGAGGAACCGCCCATCGCCGATGTTCGCCCCCAGGGTGACGGCGGCAAGTGGGTGGTGCCCGTGATCGTGGGGGCGGTCATCCTCGGGGCCATCGCGAGTGGTTCGGACAACTGCAACGGTCCCGAGGCTCCCGGTGGGGGGAAGTGCTGATGACCCAGCACGATCCCAACGCATTTGACCAGGCGCTGGTCCCTGACTTGCATGTCCCGGCGACAAGGCTTCTGGCGATCTGTCGCCAGCTTCTGCCTGCCTACAGGCGCCGCCACACGATCCCTGTCCTTGGCACGGTCAGGATCGACGCCAGCGCAAACGGCACCACCTTCCGCGTCACTGACCTCGACATCGACATTACCGTGACAGCTGACGATCTGGATACGGCGGACCCCTTCGCCGCCTGCGTCCCCTTCGCTCTCTTGCACCGCATCGCGGGCAGCCTGGACGGGATCATCCGCATTTCGCACCGCAAAGGCGGCGACCGATACGGATTTGACCAACTCACGCTTGCGACCGAGGATGGCTGTAGCGCAACGGTCAACCTGCTCTGTCCGGTCGAAGATTTCCCGTCTGCTGCGGAGATCGCCGACGACGAATGGCAGGTGATCGAAACCAGCCCGGCCGACCTGCGGCGGATGATCGACCTCGCCCGGCCCTGCATGTCGACCGAGGAAACGCGCTACTACCTGAACGGGATCAGCTTTCAACGCCGTCCGGGCCGCACGACACTCCGCAGTATTGCGACCGATGGTCATCGGCTGGCTATGATCGACAGTGCAATCGAAGCGCCAGAGGGCCTGAACATCATCATGCCCACGATCTGCGTCGACGCGATCCGCACGCTGATCAACCCGAAAGCCAACGACCCGGTATTGCTGCGCATCTTCGAGCAAAAGCGCGTCCGCCTGACCTGCGGCTCAATCCGGGTTGACTGCAAGCTGATCGAAGGAACGTTCCCGGACTACACCCGCGTCATTCCCGAAGCCGAGACGCAGGTCAGCGTCACACTGACCGCCGCCGCGCTGCGCCGCCTTTCGCCGTTCGCGAGCCAGCGGCAGAACGCGGTGGTCCTCAGCGCGGGTCGTGCAAGCATCAAGAGCATTGATCTGGGTGGCGAGATTTCGACGCCGGTCACGATGGTGGTCGCCCGTGAAGACGGCAAGCAGCCTTTGGCCACCGGCTGGGGCTTCAACCTCACCTATCTCGCGGCGCAGGCGCGGCTGACACCGACGTTCCGAATGGAAATGGCTTCCCCCGGCGGTCCGGCTCGCGTCTTCGGTGAAGACCCGGAGGCGATGTGGCTCCTGATGCCGATGTTCAGGGTGTAGCCCCCTAACCCCCTCTGCCCAGCCCCTCCGGGGGCTGGCGCGCAACGAACTTGCCTTCAGGCAAACGAAATTCTGGGCGGGGTTGCCGGTGCCTGCAGCGGAATCAAATGCGGAGAGAACCGGACGGGAACCACTACCGACAAACAAGTGGTGACAGGCCGGAGAGACGGCTGTTTCGGGGCGGGATCGCGACCTTCCCCTGATCCGAATTGGCGCGACGTTACAAGGCGAGACGCTGACCAGAGCCTGACAGTCGGGAGAGACCGGCACCTAACCAGCCTGAGGGCTGGCGCGCAACGATATGGAAAGGATGCAACGGGATGGCAATGAACTTGGGCACGGATCATCCGGTCGCGAAAAAGCAGCACCGTTGTGAGAGCTGCGGCGGCGCAATTCAACCCGGCGAAAGGTATGTGAGGGCGCGCGTTGTGGACGGCGGTGAGGCTTGGGTTTGGAAAAGCCACGACGACTGCCAAGCGGCAAGCCAGATACTCTTTGATCAGGGGATCGACAATGACGGGATGCTGATCTGCGTCTCCGACATGGACGACGATTACCGCGAGATCGTTGCAACTGCCAGTGCAAGCCTTGCTCGGCGTCTTTGGCCGCCACCCACCCCGTCAGCCGAGAGCGCCAGCGCGGCGAGAGGAGAGACGCCATGACCCCCGCTGAACTGACCGCGCGGGGAGTGCGGGTGAAGCACATCTACGCCCCAGACTGCGACGAGTGCGGCGATACCGGGTGGGTGTATTTTTCGTGCGGAACCCCGTGGCGCTGCAAATGCCAACGCAAAAGTCGCGCCGCCCTCACCACAGGAGAGAACGATGACTGACGCGATGCCGCGCCAAGACCTGAAACTACCGCCGCCCATCGGATACATCAGCCGCGAAGAACACGCCGCGCTGATCCGGGAAGCCGAGGCGGAACGGGATGAAGCTCAGCGCCTTATGCAGATGCGGCATCGGGAAATGCTGGCGGCTGATGAACTCATGCGCAAACATCAAGGTCGCGCCGTAGCCGCCGAAGCCGACCGCGACCGCCTCGCCGCTGCGAACGCTGCGCTTGAAGCACGGGGGGGGGCGGGGCGGGCGGAGCGGGATCAGCTTCGAGCGGCGGTAGAGGGGCTGATCGCCGTCCTCGACAGGAACGGCGAGAAGGGGCCGATCCCAGATGTCGAAATGATGTTTTGCTGGCTCGCGGCTCAAAACGTGCGGGCGGCTTTTCGGAACACCGAAGGGAGAGGCGACATGACCGACGACGAAGCCCTTGAGACACTATTTGCGATGGCAAATGTGCAGGATGGTTATGCCAAGAAGGCGACTGATCGGGGCCTCAAAATTATTCATAAGGCCAACGCCAAAGCGCAGCGCGAGGTTGCCGCCACTATCAACGACCTTCGCGCCCGCCTTGCCTCCGCCGAAGCCGAACGCGACCGCCTCTCCGCAGCCAACGCCGTGCTTGAGGCCAAGGTGACGGCGCTGCGGGAGGCGGTTGACGAACAGACGAAAGCGCGGGCGCAGCACTGGTTGAGGCGCACAATGACCGCACCGGAAGATGCCGAAGTAGAGGCGCTTTGCGAAAGGTGCGGATACGGGGCCGTGATGGATGCCGCGTCCCGACTCTGGGCGAGAAAACCGCACGGTAGCGGGGCTTTCTACATTGGCGGATGCATCGGGTTCAAGTCCGACGAAGAAGCCCGCGCCGCCCTCGCCGAAGTGCAGGCGGATGCGCGCCGGGAGGGCGGGGAATGAGCGCCTTCACCCGCCTTGCCGCTATCGCCGCCGATCCCGCCCCGTGCCTGACAGCGCGGCAGATCATCGAAGCCCGCCTGGGCCGTCCGCTCGGCCCGCTGTCCACAATGCCGAAGGACCAGCGCCGCGCGCTGTATCTGCTGGCGCTGCAGCTTGTGAGGAAACCATGACCGAGGCGCACCTTTTGCCGTGCCCGTTCTGCGGGGGCGAAGCACACATCGACGGAACAACATGGCGTCCGTCCGATGGAGAGGAGGTCGCATGGGTCGTTTGCAAGCTTTGTAACGCATACGGGCCGACATTCCCGGTCAAGGAAGCCATCGCCGCATGGAACCGCCGCGCCGCCCTCGCCACGCAGGAGGCCGGGACATGAGCGATGAACTCAAGCCATGCCCGTTCTGCGGGGGTGAAGCCAGCCCGCACGGATACCAGCATTTTGGGAAGCCGCTGACCGAAACATTCTGGAAAGGCGACAGGCCGATCACCAAGGCATACTTCTGTAACTGTCCGTCCTGCGGGGTCAGCAATATTTGCAGTGGGATCGGCTACGAAACGCGCGAAGAAGCCATCGCCGCCTGGAACCGCCGCGCCCCCGAGCCTGGGAAGGATGGGAACAATGGGTGACGCCCGACCGAAGCTTCCAGAAGGCCCTATGTTCTGTGCTGGCCCGTTCTTCCTGATGGAAGGATCAGGCTGGATTTGCGGCACCGATGCTTTCGGGGGCCTTTGTCATGTCGCTGACATTCGCGGCTGGGGCTATCTGACGGGGCGCGGGCAGGCGCTTGCGTTGCACCCTGATGATGCCATCGAAGCCCAACAAAGGGCCGCGAAATTCATCGTGGACGCCATGAACGAAAAGATGATCCGCGATGCCGCCCTGCAAGCGCAACCCACCCCACCGATCAGCCCTGAGGAGGCCCAGTTCAACGCCGTCCGCTACCACGAGCGCTTCGGCCCGCTGGACGAACCCGGCCCGGCTGATCCGGGGAGGAGAGGGTGACGTGGTGCTTCCTCCCAGACACGGCCTCTCCCTCTGTTCAGGCGGCGGCGGACTTGACATGGGTCTTGACCTTGCCGAGCCGGGCTTTGCCACCGCCTGTTTCGTCGAGTGGGAGGAATACCCCCGATCCGTCCTCATTGCCGCACAGCGCGCCGGATACTTCGCCCCGGCCCCGATATGGGACAACGTCAAGACCTTCGACGGAAGACCATGGCGCGGCGTCTGCGACACCGTGCTTGCCGGATACCCATGCCAGCCGTTTTCCGCAGCGGGACAAAGAAAGGGCGAGGATGATCCCCGCCACCTCTGGCCGGATGTTTCCCGGATCATCGGAGAGGTTCAGCCGGAATGGGTCTTCCTTGAGAACGTCCCAGGCCACGTCAGCCTTGGCCTCGAAACCGTGCTGCGAACCCTATGGGACATGGGCTTCACGCCTGCGGTTGGCCTATTCTCAGCGAGTGAAGTCGGCGCGCCGCACGAAAGGCTCAGGGTCTTCATCGTGGGCCACCGCAACGGCCCACAGCTTTGCACAGACCGCAGACGATCAGACGCCGGGACAGACTGGCGGCACGACGCTGGCGGGAGCGGCAGAGGACAAGTGGGCGACCCCAACGCTAGTTTCGACGCGAGAAGGCTGGACGGCGGAGGAGTTGGAAGCCCGCCGGGAGGAAGTGCGGCGCGAGACGCTGGCGAAGGGAAAGCACCACACCGGCAATGGCTTCGGACTGAGTTTAGGGGCGCAGGCCGGTATCTGGCCGACGCCAGCGGCCCAGAACGTGAAGGGCAGCAGCGAGGGCAGCATCACGCGCGCGGACGGCAAGTCAAGGATGGACATCCTGCACTATCGCGCGGAACAGGGCTTTTCCCGCCCGGCCCATCTGACAGCGCCGCTTGGTCCGAAACTCTCGCAGCTGCGCCTGATCTGGCACCCGCTGCGGGCCTCGCTGATTGCCTCGCATGGGCGGGCCGTCTGGCGGCGTCTCTGGGCCAGCCGGACAAAAGCGCGGTTGAATCCCGCATTCGTGGCTTGGCTTATGGGTTGGCCTCCCGGTCACGCCAGTTGCACCTCCTCGGCAACGGCGTGGTCCCTCTGGCAGCGGGATATGCGTGGCGCACTTTGTCGGCTGCCCACGGCCTCGGGCGCGTGGATTTGGAGGCCGTCGATCGAGAGGATGAAGCCGGTGCAGCGTGATCTTTTCGCGGAGTTGGACGCATGATGGCCGACCAGTGGGGCACATGGGCACAGGAACGGGTGGCGGCATGACCTCCGGCACGATCCGCATCACCGCCCGGACGCTGGACCTCGCCCGCGAGGCGCTTGCCGCTTGGGTCGCGGAATACCCGCGCCGGGCGCTGGACGGGTTTACGGTGACGAAGGGCGGCGATGGCGTTGGTGGTGGAACGGGCGACGGTGATGCGGTTCTATGCCCACGCGCGCGAGGATGCCACGCTGTCGGATGCGGTGTTCGGGGATGCGCCGGTGGTGAAAATAATTCGCGGCGGGGTGTAAATATGTGTTGACTAGTCCACAGTGCGCGGGCATATTGAGGGCATAGAGAAACCGAGCCGGAGTAACTGAGATGACCCTTGCAGAAATCAAAAAAGCCCTCGCGGAAACCAAAGCCGCACTCGCTGCTGTCAACAAGGAGATTGCTTACTACGGAGACCGCACCTGCTGCGCCGTTGTTCGCCTTAGCGACCGCCGCTGGGACCTTGAGGCCCGCGAAATCCTCCTTTGCAAGATGTTTGACGCAGCATGAAGGGGTTTTTCTCAATTGAGATTGCCACGCCCAGAAGCGCACCTGCTGGGCTGGCAATCACGCAAGAAGAATGGGAAAGCATGTCGCCGGGGATGCGCAGGGCAATAGCGCGAGATTTCACTCCGCCCGCGCTGCCTTTCCCGCCCGCGCAAACGCTTCAAGAGCGTAAGCGAGAGGTCGAATATGCCGGGAGGAAAAGGCTGTGACCGACCGCCAAGCCCAATACCGCGCCAGCAAAGCTAAGGCCCGTGAAGCTAAACGGGCCGCTGGCCTTGCCCCGCTGGAGGTCTGGGCCAAGCCGTCCGACCACGCGGCAATCCGGGCGTTCGTGGCGGGTCTGGTGGCGGAAATTGACACAAATCTGACACAGGCAGAAAACGCAAGTGACGAGAATGATTGATAAATCAGGGGAAAAGTGCCAAACTGGCCGGGCACAAGAGGCCCTTCGTTGGGGAAGGGTGTCCCGCCGCCACCCCTACGGAAAGCGCGGGAAAACGTCAATATCCGCTGATCGCGCCTCGCAGGTTTGTGCAGGTTCAAGCGGAACGGGGCGGGAACGTAGCAATGATCGCGGCACACGTCTGACACAGGGTGTTCCCGAGTCGTTCGGTGGCAAGCGCCTGTAGGTAGAAGGGAACGAGGGGATGAACTGGACTGGCCTTACGATCATCGACAATTTGGGTAGCGTGACATTTGAGGAGCCGACCATAGGGCTGCGCTTCCTGAACGGCAGGCTGCAACAGGCTTGGGCCATTCGCAGTGCGGCGGTGTCTCGTGTCGAGTGGCGCGACGTTCCTGACGCCACCCCACAGCCGGGAGACGCGCCATGAGTGACCTGATCGAGAGGCTGCGCAAATGGGGCGAGGGTGAAAGCCTTGCTCGCCATTTTCTCGGCACAAGGCCCGCCCGTGAGGACTGCGCCGAAGCCGCTGCCACCATCGCGCGCCAACAGGTGATGCTGGACCGGGCACTGGAGGCCAGCTTTGACGACAAGGCGCGGGCAGATCGGGCGGAAGCGGAGATCGCGCGGCTGGAGGATGTGCTGGAAATTGTCGCGGCAGGCCCAATTCTCGGGGAGCCGATGGCGCGATGGATCAACCATATGATGGCGAAGGCCCGCGCCGCCCTGTCCCGCCCCCACGCGACGAAAGGAGATGAGGGATGAAGATGCCTCCGAAGTCGCGCAGCACCCACGCCAAGAGCCTGCGGGCTATCTGCGAGCGGCTTGGGCTACCGTTTCACAAAACGGCTACCCATCCACCACCGGCTTCGGAGCCTCAGTCAGCCCGAACCCTTCCCCAGACGCCGCCATGCAGGCCATCTGTTCCGGCGTCACCACGAGCGCCGTCCATGTCCCGACCTCGCTTGCCGTGATGATGAGCAACTGGCCCCCTTGCATCAGCCCGGACGCGCGCGGGGCTTCGGCATATCGTTCCGCCAACCCGGCGAGGAACGACTCAAGCGGGGCGCAGGCGGTTTGCGCCTGAACCGGGGCGGCGAGAAGTGCAGTCAGGATCAAGGCGCGCATGGACATACCTCTTGGATTCTGCTAGGTTTTGCGGGTGAGCGGCGGCGTGTGCCGAGTGGTCGAAGGCAGCGCTGCAACGCACCCGGTAAGGTGGCCATCCTGCCGGGTCGCGGGTTCGAATCCCGCCCCGTCGCTCTACCTTCCCCGCACCCGCGACCGACCAGTAAGGCCACCGCCTGCGAGGCTTCACCGGCAGGCCCGCGTCATGCTGGTATCCAGCATGGCGACCCAGGCCGACAGATCGTCGGTCCCGAGCGTCGGCATGGTCGCCCGCGCCTCGCCATAGGCGGCGCAACCCCGGTCCACCACGACTGCGGCGGCGCACGCGGTCAGCGTCAGGAAAAGCGCCACGGCGCGAAGGTTACTGCCAGTCACGGTCGTTTCCCCTCACGATCTCTTCCGGCGTCTTGCCCTGCCGCAGCTTCTCGACGGCTTCGGCTCGGCCCTTGCGCGCGGCTTCCTGCCCCTTCACGGTGGCGTCCAGCGCGCGGCTATCAGCCTTCGCCTTGGCGTCGGATCGGCCCTTGGCATAGAGGCCAGCCGCGCCAAGGACGGCCAGCAGGGGCTTCCAGAGGCCGCCCAGGATCAGCTTCCAGATGAAGGCGATCATTGCTTCTGCTCCTCCAGAATCTCGACCTTGGCGATTTCCAGACACCCAAGAACAAATGCCAGCGCCAACCCTTCGCCGTTTTCGTAGCAGGCGCGCTTGATCGCCTCGGTGATCTGCACGGATCGGTCCAGATTGTTGCCCTTGCCCTCATGGGCGGTGAACTTGACGACGCTCATTCCTCACCCCCTGCGGCGCACAGGGCCACCACGGCGATGCCCATGAACCCGCCGACGATGAAGCCCGCCAGAAAGGCCAGCGCGGTCATTCTTCCACCGGCGGCGCCGCCGTCCCCTGATCGATCATCCGGCCAAGCCCGGCGGCGACGAGAAGCCCCAGGGTGATCCAGCTTTGGGTTGACGGGTCCAGCACGGCCTTTGCCTCGATCGGGATGCTTTCCCATAGTGCTGCGAAGGCGATGAACTGCATGGATAGCCAGCGCCAAGCCTTGCTGGCGTTCGGAACGAGTCGCATGATGCTCCCTTTCAGTTTGTCGCGCGGATGGTCGGATCATTCGGCGCGGTGATGCTGCCGCACGTGACGCTAGGCCATCCCGGAACATTGGGCGGGATGGATGGCGACCAGTACGGCCCGATGATGTTTGGCCGACCGAACGGAAGCTGTGGCAGCGGCTCGTAAACCTGCCCGAACTTCTCCAACACCTTCGCCCATTGATCGGGCGTCGGGGCTTCGTTGATGCCTTCCTTGAAGCCGTCCAGCCATGCGCGGAATTCGCCGATGGTCATGGTGTGTCCTTTCGGGGTGGACGGGGGCCGTCGCCAGCCACCCGTGTTGGTCAGGCGGCAGCGATACCTTCGACGCCGCGCGTCATGCGGTCCACAGTGCGGGCGTTGAGCCAATGCAGCGCTTCTTCGAGCTTGGTCAAAGCAAGAGCGTTCTCGCGGCAGGAAAACGAGCCGGACTGGAATCCGCGAAGTCGGTCGATCACGATGGCAAGCAGGGCTTCATCAGAAACGCCGTTGAAGCCGACTTCCTTCATCGCGCCCTTCTGAAACTTGATCGTTGCCAGCGAACATCCCGCAGAAGCAACTGGATCAATGCTGTAGAGGTGACTTGCGCCCCCGTCCGCCTTTTCGTCAGCGGTGATGGAAAGGTTGCGGTTCAGGTCGCTACCGTGGTGAATGGTGATGGCTCTCATGTTGAGAATCCCTCTCATTGCCGGTTGACGCTCCGGCGGGCGATGCCCCTTCTTGGGGAATTCAGTTGAACAGGTTCGCGAGCCAATGCGCCCATCCGGACGCCCAAGCCGTGATTGCGTCGATCTGGTTGCCCGCCCATACCAAGCCAGCGCCCACCAGAAGCGGGATAGCGCCCCATCCGGGCTGCTTCGCGGGCGTCGGGGCCTTCGGATCGGAGGCGCGCTGTGCGGGCCGTTTTGGGGCCTTGTCGCTTATGTCAGAAACCGGGGCCGCTTTTGACATGACGGGCGGCTTATGTTCGATTTTCGCGGGTTTGCTGACATGAGACAGCGCCTCATGCAGCGCGGCCCGCGTCTTCGGCCCGCTGATCCCGTCCACCACCAGCCCCGCAGATTTCTGGAAGTCCCGCACCGTGCCGAAGCCGAGAAGCTTCAAGGCGCAGTCGTCATACCAGCGCAGCCGATCCTGATAGCCGTTCAGCCCGCCGTTGACCCGGCGCGTCACCATCTCGATATTCCCGGCGCGGGCGTAGTCGAGAAGCCCCTTGCGGGTGAGGAAATACCAGATCGCCCCGATGCCCAACCATTCCGGGCTTTCCAGCGCCTCTGGTTTCGCTTCGAAGTCGAAACCGGCCCACTTGGACAGCGCCCGGTAATTCGCCCGACCCGTCACCTGGATAACGTCACGGCCCATGAACCGCTTGCCGTCACCGGGCTTCACGTTCCCCAGATCGGCCCGGCCCTCATAGCCCTTCTGCGCCTTGGTCGGCCCCCAGATTTCCCGGACATACCGCAGGCCGCCGCTTTCGTGCATGACTTGGGCGAGAAACTGCGCCAAGATGGCAGGTTCGTTCAGAGGGCCGCCGAACTGTTTCACGCGGAACAGCAGACTCGCCTTGCGGGCTTCGATGATGGTCATTTCCTCGATGTCCTATCCAAAAGAACCTGCACGTCCGCATAAAGCTCGTGCAGGATTTCCTTGATTGCCCGAATGTCTTCAGCCGCAGCCTTGGCCGGGTCTTCCTTCTTTTCCGAAACGGCGGGGCGGCTCATATACCACCATAGGAAAATGACTGCCCCCGGCCCGCCTAGCGCCGTGGTGAGTTGCCCAAAAAGTTCAGCATCCATTCACCGCGCTCCACATCAACCGGACATACTGCCGGGCAAAGAAGACCCAACAGAAAACCCCGATGATCGGCTCGCCCCCCGTGAAGATTGCCGAATACCCCAAGGCCCCGAACTGGACGATCTGCAACGCGGCCCCCACCGCGACCATCCAACGCTTGACCGGGTTTTGCAGCCCGATCAGCACAAGGGCCGCAGGGGCCATCATTGCCATTGCCCAAGCCTCGGCTTGGAAGTGCAACGCGAAGTGCCCGTAGATGCCCGCGTCGAAAGCCTCTGGCCGCCAAGATGCCATCCACCAGAACAGCGACCCGACGAAGATCAGCGCCCACTGGTCGTTTTCCAGCGACGGCTGCGAAAGATAGTCCAGCTTCAGGACGCGGCGCAGAACGCGGCTGTTCATCTGCGATACCCCGCGCCAATCACCAGCATCACCGCGAACCCCGCGAAGATATGCACCTGGAACGCCGGATACGCCGCCAGCAACGCCCCCACCGTGACGAAGAGCGAGTCCGCCACGCTGTCCCGCCAGCCGCCCCCGAGACGCCGCATCTGGTAAAGCACTTCCCATGCGATGAAATAGGCCAGCGCGGCAACCACCGGGCCGACCACCAGCGACAGGCCGAAGCCTATCGCCATGTGCCCGCATTGGTTTCCGGCCCAAGCCAGGGGGTCGTTGCGTTGGCTGGATGGGGTGAGGGTCACTTCTCTTGCACCGTCAGCTCGCCGTTGAAGAACGTGATCGTCGTCGCCGAGGCCAGTATGCAGTGCAGCATACATGTGCTGTTGTAGAGGCGGACACCGGGGGCGCTCAGGGTGCGCGTCGCCGGAATGTTGGCCACTGTCGGGCCGATGCTGGCTACGTCGCGGGCGATGAGAAGCGAGACGGAACCCGTGACGAGTGATGTGTTGAGCGTGATGTTCTCGATGGACCGAACGCCAGTATCGCCAGCCTGCAGGCTGAACCAGACGATTGTCCCGACTGTCGGGGTGGCTGGGATGTGGCCTCCAGCGAGCGCGGTCAGGGTGGCGGTACGGCCTGCGGTTCCGCCGGAGTTCGTGTAGCTGACCGTGCTGTTCTGGATCACTGCCGCGTTGGTGGCGGCTGCGGTAAACAATAGGCCGATCATGCAGCCTTCGCCGTTCGTCGTGCCGTTCACATCTCGAGCGGGGAGCGTCGGCGTGACGATTGCTTGGGCCGTGGTGGTCGTAACCACAAGGCCGGAGTTGACCCAAAGGCAGTCAAAGAACATGTTGTAGTGCAGCGTGGACGACCCCATCAGCAACTCGGTGAGGTAGTTCGCGCCCACCGCTGGGTTCTTGATCGGGATGCAGCCCGCATCGCCCGCTGCCGTCCCGTCCGTCACACGCCCGTTGATGCCCGGAGTTCCGGGCGCCCACGCACCGGGATACCCGGCGTCTTTGCTGGTGCAATACCAGAACCCGACCGTGTCCGCCGCCGTGCTGCTCTTCATGAACGGGACCGTAAACCCGTTATATGCCCCCTTGCCCGCAGGTGGGTAGGTCGCGCCGTTGGCATCGTAGTGCGTCCATCGCCCGTCCTCTCCGAACACCATGTTTTCGCCGGGCAGAAGGATGACCTCGATCAGTTCGGACGCCGTGGTGCCATCGAAATGCTCCACCGTGACCGTGCAGGAGGCCGACGCATGGTCATTCGTGATGTTCAGGTGCTTCAGGTTCCGCTGGACGCTCGCGCCCGGTGAGGGGACGACGGTTGTAGTCGTAGCGGTCGTGATCGCAGCCGTGTTCGTCCGGCCCGGCGTGACTGCGGTTCCGTTCCAATCCACATAGGACGCATGGACCTCGATCTGCGATGCCGCCGAAGTGACGACACGCACAACGTCCGAAGTCGAGGTAAGGTTCAGCATGTCAGATCACCCATGAGAGAATTTGCGGAGCGCCGCCACCGCCACCACCAGACGGAGCGGCCCAAGTGCCATCAGCGCGCAGGAAGTTGGTCGTCCCGCCCCCGGACGCCGGGGCGAGGCCCTTCGCGCCGCTGGTGAACGTGTCGAGAAGCGCGGTCGCCTGCGCCGCAGACAGGGCGATAGGTGCCGCCGCGCCGCCGGTGTTGTTGCCAAGGATCGTGCTGGCGGCGAGGTTCGCCATTTTCGAAACCGTCACGGCCCCGGCGTCGATGGTCCAGGCCGCGCCCGACCCCGACACCGTGATGTCGCCCTTGTCGCCGTCGGTCACACCGCCGCCACCAGAGGCGGTTGCCCATGTGGTCGCATAGTCGGCGTCAGCCGACTTGACGAGGGCCTGCCCCGTCGTGCCGCCTGCGGGAATGCGCCCGCCCCCGTCCACGCGAATGGGGCGGGCGGGGCGCGATGGAACGATGACGGTCATTGGAACCTCAGTCTCTGTGGTCGGATGGCCAGCCGTTCAGGTGGCCGCGCTCGTGGCGGATGACCGCTTCCGGGGTTGCCCCCATGAATGGTCGGTCAATCACGATGATGATGCCGTTCTTGCCCCGGTAGACACCGCAGCCCTTCTGGTTTGGGCCGACTTCGATATCCAGACCGGCGTCCTTGAACAATTTCTTGCAGGCTTCCGGCACTTCGGATTGTGGCAGGCGGCGAATCGTCTCCTTGCCGTCGAAAGCGTGGTCGTATCGTTTCGGGGGGTTCCATGTAATCGACCCGTCTGCGTGGGTCGTTGGGCTGCTGGCGAGGATAACACTCGGTTGACCGGCGAGGCTGTTTGCCGCCGCTATGGCCGCCAGCGCGTTACGGATCATCCGAAGGCAGCCCCAGAAATAACGTATTTGCCACCTGCAAAGGAATAGGTATCCGATGCCCCCCCCGCCGGTCCGAGGTCATATCCGAGAGATATGTTTCCACTGGTGTAGGCCGTGACTTCCACCCCAGGCCCTTGAAAGCTGCCGGGCGGCGATGCCAGAGCCGCAGCGGCACAGATCACTATTCGCGCGCCCGCAGTGTTCAGCGTAACGTCATTCCCTGGCCCCACCCCGCCTTGATTGTTGCCGCCGTCATAGGACAGTGCCGTCGGGCTAACCCCGCGAACAACAATGGCCAGCATGGCCGTCGCGTTCATTGTGCCGCCCCATGTCATGGGAATGGAGACCGTTTGCGTCCCGCCGAGAGACGTTGTGAGGGCGCGGACAGTAGCGCCGCCCGTGAAAGCGCCACCGTTCCCGGCATTTTCCTGGGTGCCGGTCTTGACGTAGGTGAACGCTTCGCCGCCAACCGATCCGGTCCCCCATGTCCACGGCACACTGCCTGCTGTGTCGTGGCAGGCAAACGCGCAAAGGACTTGCTTTGGCCCAGGCGGACCGAGGTCCACCGTGAAGCTGGGGGTATTTGTGTTCGACGCCGCCCCCGTGGTGATCGTAATTCCTGAGTTCGCCTGCCCTCCGAACCCCGAAAGCTGATTCACCCGGAGCATCAGTTATCTTCCCCGGCGTTAATCGTGTAGAACAGGCGGACACCGATAAACCGCGCGAGCTGGGTGTAGGTGTCCCCGCCTGCCGCCGCGTCACGGTATACCTGCACGATCAGCAGGTCGCCTTCAGCAGGAGAGCCAGAAGCCGTGATTGCCGCAGTCGTCGGGGCGATGTGCAGGTCTCCGGCAGTGATGAATGTGTCGGTCGAGGTGATGCCCGATCCGAATGCAGCATCCATTGCGTCATCGTTTCCAACCGCAAGGCACTGGACGCCCCAGATCACGTCACCCGCCCCAGCGGTCGTGGCATCCTTCCACAGCACCTGCGCAGTGACCGCACTTTCGTTCCACGACTTCGGCATCGCGATCATGGTTTGGACGTTCTGCCGGTCGCTGGCACTGAAGTCGTAGCCCGCAACCATCACATCATTTGTCGCCAGTTCCTGCGAGGCGTAGGCCGCTCCGTTGGTCGTGGTCGGAGTAAATGATCCGGCAGGCAGCCAGATCGTCTGGGTGGAGCCGCTGGCCGTGGCAAGGTAGACCTGCCGCCACGACCCCCAAGCGGAAGCAGCCATGCGCCGGAAGAAGGCCCTGTCAGGTGTCGCATCCGGGTAGAGCCACATCACCGCCGAGGATGACGTTTCGCGCCACGTCTCGATAATGCCAGTGTCTGACGCGGCGACCCCGGTCGGAAAGGTGCCGGTCGTGGTGCCGTCGAACCGATACGATCCAGAAGCCACGCCGGTCGCATCCAAGTTGGCAATTAGCCCCGAGTTGCCCGTCACGCCCAACCCGAAGGCCGAGACACCAGTGATCGACAGGGCGGCTGCCGCTTCAATCGCATCCTGCACGTTGGTCTGCGGAAGATCGACCGTTGGGGAGAAACTGACAGCGGAAGCCGCCGCCCCCGTGCCCTGAGAAGTCGGGCATGGGTCCAGCGTGTAAAGCGCCACGTCCGCCGAAGTGGTAACAACCGCCTTGGCATCCTCGGTCACAAATCGCTGAGGCCAAAAGCCATCGGCATCGGCGACAATCGGGTTGGTCGCTGCCACGGTTCCCGCGCTGTCGGAATAGACCGAGATCAGCGTGGACGTGCCATCCGCATAGATCGCGGCCTTCGCACCAGGCGCGATGTAGCCATTGGCGTCAAGCGCCCGCCCGAGGATGAGCTGGTTTGCCATGAAAAGGCTCCTGCGTGTGGGTTAGTTTTGGCCGACGGCCATCGGCACGTTTGCCGCTTGTGTCGAAGCGGGGACGCCCGCCTTCTTGATCGCGTCATCAAGCATCTTGAGACCAGTCGCTTCCGCTTTCGGCCCCTGCATCTTTCCGAGGCGGCGAAGCGCGGTCTTGACGCCCGTGCTTTCGTAAATCCGGGCGATGGTGCCAATGGTGCCCAATGCAGCCGAAGTCCCGACGATGCTGCCGCCGGTGAAGCTGGACAGCATCAGCGTGATCGCGGCTGGCACGTTCTGCGCCCCGGTCAACGGCGCGGCCCCGGCCTTGCTGGCATGTTCCGTCAGTTTCAGCGCCCGCAGAAGCCCGGTTGCGGCTTCCAGATCGTCGCCCTTGAAAAATACCCCGATCTGCGTGTTAAACCGCTCCAGCGCGTTCACAAACCGCTCGACGCTGATGTTCTCGATCCCGCCGGACTTGGCGATGGCTTCCTGGACAATGGCTGTCCGCGCCGCCGCCTTGCCGTTTTCGGGCAGGTTTTCCGCCAGCCGCTTCACGTCCGAAGGCTTTTGGCTGAAAAGCATCTGCCGCACGGTTTCCGGCGTCGCTTCGCCCTTGGTCAGGACGCTTTTCAGCGCCCCATTTTTCAGTTGCCCCGCCATGTCGGAAAGCTGCGAATTGGCCCGCTGCCACTTCACCAGATCATCCGCACCACCCGCGGACTTCACAAAAGCCGAAATATCGTCCCGCAGAGGCCCGTAAATCGCCGACAGGGCCTTCTCCCCCGCGTCACGAATATTCGCCAGCCCCGGATCAGCGAAAGCGCTGCCAACGGCCTTGCGGTTCTTCTCCAGCACGTCCAGTGGCTGATCCGCGAGGCTGCGCTTGAAGTCCTCCAACTTGGCGATGACGGGGTCCAACTCGCCGAGGCGTTGCGCCTTCAGGTTCGCAATCTGCTTGTCGATTTCCGCCGTCGCCTTCGGAACCGGGACCGCGCCCTTTTCCTTCAACTTCTCGACAACGGCAGTCTTCATTCCGGCGAAACGCTTTAGGTCGGCGCTGCGCTTTTCCAGCATGGCCGAAGTCACGCTGTCGATTGCGGGCAGGATCGTGTCTCCGACATATTCCCGCACGAAATCAGCAACAGCCGCCGCGCGGGCCTTGAATTGCTTGGCCCGCATTCCAGCTGTCCCGGCAAAAGGGATGCTTTCGCCGACGCGCTGCGCCACCTTCCCGATAGCCGTTGACGGGGGCTTCACGTCGCTGCGCATGACGGGGATGCCGAGGCGATCAGCCGCCGCTACGTCCTCGGCCATCTTCGGCGCGGCCTTTGCCACGACCGGCGCGGCCTTGGGGGCCGCAGCGGCCATTCTGGCTGGGATAGACGACGCGCCCGCCAGTTCCGGCACCGCGAACATCGTCATTCCGGTCAGGTCTTCCGCAAGCTTCCGCTCGTCGGTTGCGCCTTGCCCCGGCACAAGTTCCGCCCCGAGACCGATAGCCCCCGAAATGCCAGCGCCGAGAGCGGAAAGCCCCGCTCCACCCAGGTCGCCGAAGGCGCCAAGGCCGGTGAGAACCGGGCCGGGCAGGTTTTTGGTCAGCGGGTCATTGGCGAGATAGTCGCGCGACGGGCTGGGGCCGCCAGAGAGGCCGCCAGCGAAGGCTTTCATTCCAGCGACGGGGCCTTCCACCATCGCGGCGGCGGTGTCGCCGAAGGTGTCTTCCTTGCCGCCTCCCACGTAGCCCTTGACCGTGTAGCGCGCGCCGCCTGACTTGCCGCCACCGCCGCCCGAAAATACCGTTTCGCCGACGCTGGGGAAATTCTCGACGGTGAAGCGGCCTTTCAGCGCAGGGTTTGCTTCCTCGAACTGCGCGAACCGGCTGGCGCGCATCTGTTCTTCGGTCTGCGCTTGTGCAGCACCGGGGACCACTGCGACCGGGCCTTCCTTGATGGGATCAACCTTCGGCATATCTGGCTTGGGGAGCGTTGTCGCGAACTCGCGCAACTTCGCAGCCTTCTCGGGCTGGCCAGCTTTTTCCCATTCCGCCGCCTTCGCTTCGACTGTCGCCGCGTCATATTTCGGGGCGGCTTTAGGCAGGGTTTCTGCATAAGCGCGCAGCTTGGCGGCGTTCTCCGGCTTCCCAGCCTTTTCCCAAGCATCAGCCTTGGCGAGAACTTCTTCCACAGTTGCCATGAATCACCTATACTGCGGGGATGCGCTTGCGTTGGCTCTGGGCCATTCTGGCCGTCTACTTCTTGGCGTTCTGGTACGCGGTGGGCGATCTTGGCCTTGCCTTCGCCTGCACCGCGTTTTTCACGTTTGTCCTGGCGCGCTATTCGCTGGCGGTCATGGCCCATTCATTAGGGCGTCAATCTCTGCCTGATCAAAGCCCGCCTGCGAACCGGAACCACCCGCCCCGTTGAGTTTCGCCATACCATCGCGAATTGCGTCCTTCAGGTCTTTCAGCGCGGCCTTGAATTCCGCATCACCCTGCGCCCGTGAAAGCCTGGCCATAGCGCTTTCGGCCTTCCGGCTTTCATAGTCGGTGATTGCCCCGCCGCCCTTGAGTAGCGCGCGCGCGCCAAGCCATGCGTTGCCTTGCAGTTGGGCAATCTTCTGGATCACGGCCAAGCCCTTGTCGCCGTAATAGGCGCGGCGACCAAAGCCGAATTCATCAACGTTGTTGCCACCGCCGCCTTCATAAGCCCCGGTCACGCCGGGAAGGGCCTTGTCTTTGGCAATTTCGTCAATCAGGCTGATGACGTTCTGCGCGTCGGTCATGGAAGTCCGCAGCGCATCCCCGGATGTCGCCGACTCTCCGCCGACCCCCACGCCCTCCTCAATGGTCATGGCCCCGGTCGCCGGGTCGAAGGAAATCTTGCTCCCCTTCGGTGCGCGGCGGGCCATTTCGGACTCATAGGTGGCCTGATCAATGCGCCCTGCATCTAGGTCAGCCTTGAGTTGCGCGGCCTCCGTGAGCGGTTTCGCCGCCTCTGCGGGCTGGAATGCCTTCATAGCCTCAAGAACACCCTCCACCGTCGCGGCATGAGCCGGGAAGCTCTCAAACGGGAATTCCGCCGGGTCCAGCCCCTTGGATGTGAGGAAGGCATCATAGCCCGCCTTGTCCTTGTTCTGGTAAAAGAACGCACCACCGGAAAGGGCATCTGACAGGGCTTTCTGTTCCGCCGCCAGTTGCTCCGCTGTCAGCTTGTCGGCCTGTGCCGTCAGGGCGGCAGCGGCCTCGCGCTTGCTTTCGTCGCGCAGCATCTGCATTTTTTCGGCACTGAATTCGAGATCCTGTTGCTGCGCCTGGATGCCCAGCCGGTTTTGCTGCACCCCCAGCGAAGCGTTCGGATCAAACTGCGCCAGTGCGTTCAGCGCGGCCTGGTCCCCCGCCGCAATCTGTGCCCCCTGCGTCCGGTAAAGCTCGGCAAGCGCGTTTTGGCGGTTCAGGTTGATCTGGCTCTCGGCCATCGCCCGGCCCTTGTCCATCGCGCCGAGGATGTCCGGGGTTTGGCCGCCGAGGATGATGCCAGCGTTCAGCGTCATGTCGTCACCCCATCGCCAAGCTGTTGCGGCGGTTCATGAACATGGCAGGGTCGCTGCGCATGTCGGTCCATTGGAATTGCGGCTGCTGCGCGAGGGTGTTCTGCGCGGATTGCCCCTGAACGCCAAACGGCCCCGCCAGCGCATTCTGTTGGCCCTGCGGCTGCCAAGGCGTTGCGTTGCCGGGGGAAGGAACCTTCCCGGCAGGCGCGCCGTTATAGGCCGCCACAAGCCAGGCAGGCGCATTCGCACCCTTGCCGCCCGCACCCCAGACGCCGGGGTTGCCAAAGCCGACATGGAAGCGGCCAGCCCCCATGTAATCATCGCCAGCGCCGATGCCGGTTACGCCGTTGGCCTTGGCCGTCTGAATGATCTGCACAAGGATTGGCATGTCGTTCGGGTTGTTCCAGTCGAGCTTCCGACCGTCCTTGTAGAAGTCCACATCCCCAGCGCCGCCGTGGTCGTGGCGGACAGACCCGGTGCGCGCGCCACCTTCTCCTGCCGCTTCCTGCCCGCCGGAAATCACGTCCATCGTGATGCCCATGTCGCCGAGGAAACTCATGGCGCCGATAAGCGCGGGGTCCAGAGGATCGTTTCTCGTGGCCCCTTGGTTGGAATATTTCAGCCAATCGTTGCCTGTCATCAGCTAAAGCCTCCCAGCCCATTGCCGCCAAACAGTCCGTTGAAGAAGCTGCCGTTGCCGTTGGCCCCGGTCTGCCCCCCCATGTTCTTCTGGTAGTTCCACAGGCCCGCGAGGTTCTGCGCCCCGCCGGTCCATGCGTTCGCCTGTCCGATGGCCCCGGCGGCTTGAGCGTTGCCGATGTTGCCAAGAGCGTTCGACACGCCCGCCGCTGCCTGCTGCGAAGCCTGCCCGCTCATCTGCGCCGCGCCCATGCCAGTATCGGCCCGCGCCCCGAGGCGGGACAGGTAGTTCCCGTATTCGTTCGATCCGTAGTCCTGCCCAAACTTCATCAGGTCGCGCATGGCAGCGCCGGAATACAGCCCGCCCCGCGCCGCCGCCCCGGACTGAAGGCTGTCCTGTCCTTGCTGAAGCCGGAAGTCATAACCCGGCGTTTTGGTGTAGCCGCCATATTCGGTGCCGCCGGTTCGGTTGGCGTCCGCATAGGCTTGCGCCTCGGCCATCGTCGTGAATGTCTGGCCGTTAACCCGATACCCCGTAGTCGGCGACCCGGTGACGGTCTTGGCGGAAAGCCCGTTGCTTCCCCCGTTGACCGAGACATTCTGCGGCGTTCCGGGAATCGAATAGGTTTCGATCTGCGGCGCAGTCCCGCCAAATGTCGGACGCGCCCCAAGCCCAAGTTCAAAATCAAGCGCCCGCTGCGCCAGATCGCCACCCTCGCGATAGACGCCCAGATCGCTACGGATCAGGTCTCGCGTTTCCTTCTGGAATGCGATGTCCTTGTTGGCCGCGCTGGTCTGCGCCTTGGCTGCCTTTTTCGCGGCGCTTGCCTGGACAAGAGCGCCGCCGATTGCTGCTACTGCACCCATTCAGGGCCTCCAACCTAACAAGGCGACCGGCACCGCGAGGGGCAACCGGCCATCGATTTCAAAGCCGACGCGGCGGCTCATCGCCAAAACCGCCCGGTTGTCTTCCCGAACCCATCCGATGATCCGCTCGGCCCCGACCTCTGCCGAGAACGCCTGCAGAATGGCCCTTGCAGCCCTGTCGCCGCGCCCTCTGGCGTCTTTCAGCATCCCGACATGGACCATCCACACGCCGGGCCACAGATGCTGGTGAAATGCCCCGCAAACGCCCTCACAGGCGCGGAATTGCATCCAGTCCTCGGTCGAAATGTCCCCGTGATAGGGGTGCCAGAAGAAAGGCACCGCCTCTTGTGCCGTCAGGGTGCGGATCACGCCGCCGCAGCCACTAGAACGCGGGCCTGGAACGTCTGCACATCAGCGCCGCTGGTCATCGTCACCTGGCAAACCGCCTGCCGGAAGTATCCCTGACGGTCCAGCGTCGGGAAATCAGCCGTTTGCGTTTTCGTCAGGGCGATCTGAACCAGCCCGGTGGCATCTGCCACGACGGAAACCGTGACAATCGGCTCCTCTTGCGTCATGAGCCACCAGTTGACGCCCGCAACAGCCTTCAGGGATCGCTTGAACGTCGCTGTTCCCGTGTATCCGGTCCAGTTTTGCCCTTCGACGGTGAAATCATAGCCAAAAGGCTCGCCTTGAGCGATTTTCATGGGCGGAAGTTGGATCATTTCATCACCCTAGGAAATCCGCCGCCATAGCGAAGTGTTCGTGGTGTTGCCCGCGCCCGATATGATGGACCCGCACAGCATCCATGTTCCCGGAGGAGCGCCACCGGCACCGTTGCCCGCAACACTCTCGTATCGAAGATTTGCGCCAGCCAATGTATCGCCGGGGTTTCGCGGTGTGTTGGTCGTCGTCTGCCTCAACATGGCATATGCGCCGATAGCATCCACCGCCGCCGCCGCCGTGGTCGGCATGACCGTCGCATCCGCGTAGTCCTTGACAGCCGCGCTCGTCGGGAGAGCTGTATCAACGTAGTTTGCCACGATGGTTTCGGGTGCCGTCACGATTGCCGCCGGGGCGAAATTGGCCAATGTAAAGCCGCCGATGCCAGAAATGCTCGAAACGATGGAATCCAGCTGCCCCTGGATAGCCTCCACGCCCGCCTGCGTCAGCTTGCCGTCCTGCCCGACATAGGCAGTGTCTGTCCGTAGTTTCAGCATCAGAGCGCCACGTCGATTTCAGAGAGAAGCGGAATGTCGGTTGTGGACGAAATAGACAACTGCATGGTTGCCTTGCGAAACTGCCCCAAGGCCCGCCATGTCAGTCGCGTTTCATAGGCCCCGACCGCCCCGACGCTGCGATCCTTCGGATTGCCGTATGTGAACCCGCCGTCGCGCGACATTTCCAACGTGACCTTGGCCTCGGTCGTGTCGCCGTCGCCTTGAGTATCCCCCTCGATGCGCGGGAATGCCTCGATCTTCGCCACGGTGAACCGCTCGCCCGCATCAAGCGTCCGCGAAACGTAGCGCCGCACCATCGGGTCGCCAAAGTCGGCGCACCGGCCTGTCAGTTGGGCAATCTTCCCGGAATCCGTGCCGACATACCAAGCTGTTCCGACCTTGACCGAGGCGCGCGCCTGCCACGGCATGTCGCTCTGCGCCCGCTCGTGCCATTCCCCGGTCGCCGTGTCATAGCACCAGGCAAAGGTTTCATCGAAGGCGATGCAGATGAACCCATGTCCCCGCTGTTCATAGTAGAACATCCGGTTCGGCCCGAGGCGTTCAATCGCCACTTCCACCGGCGGTGTCGAAATCGGCCCGACCCCAAACACATAGACCCGCCCATCCGAACCGACATAGGACAGTCCGTTCGGGAACGTGACGATCAGGCCATAGGCAGCAAGCCCCGGTTCCTCTTGCGCGCCGCCGATGCGCTGGAAAGCGTCCGGTCCAGATAGGCCGGTCACCGCCCAACGTTCAAAGCCTGTAGCCTTGAAGACGTAAAGCGCGTCCTTGAATGCGATCAGCCGGATAATCGGGTCTGGGGTGATTTCTGCGCTTGCGAAGTCCAGCCCGCTCCATGTCGTAGGATCGGCCAGCGCCGACCATCCAAACACGCGCGTCCCGTAGTCTGACACGATGACATAGCCGCCCAGATAGGCGACGGATGCCGGGTTCGGCACGTTTCCGGCCACCACAGTCGCAAGCGTCGTGCCGTTCCAATGCCAGTATTTCCGGCCCGCAACGGCCACGACATAACCCGTGCTTTGGTCCAGCCCGGCGATGGCGTCTGTCGCATCCACGTCGCCGATCAGCGTCACGGTGCCGTCTGTTTCGATCCGGTGAAGGTTCGTGCCGACGATGGCCATGATGCCCCCGTCAAAATTCGACATGGCGCGGACAAATACATCGCCGACCTCGGCGAAATCGGCCATCCCCGGCACAGCCCGCAGGACGGCCCCGGAGCGGCCACCAGCCACCATCGGCTCACGGTATCCGTTGATCAGCCGCGAAGGGTTGCCAGCCGGGTTGTCGGCATCCCTGGCGGATTGGCCCGCAAACTCGACCCTAGGCATTCCAGAAACTCCGGCGGCGTGTCAGCGTCCGGTCGAACTTGCTGTCGGGAATGATCAGGTAGGCCGCAGACAGCCGCTTCTTGAAATCGGAAGTGCTGAAGTTGACCGGGGCTTCGTAGTCGGGGGAAAGCCGTTCGGCGAGAAGGTAGACGCACCCCTCCTCGAACTGCGGCTCCATCGTGAACACGTCAGCCAGATCAAGGTCGATGTGGCCGATGTCGATGCCGTCCAGAAGCCAGCCGTGCATCATGCGGTTTAGCGCGTTGATCCCGTTGTCCGCTTGGTCAGCGGTCATAGGCTCATCACTCGCGACCACCCCGATCTTGCGGAAGGCGGACTCAACGATATCTCGCGCTGTCGTCATGGGGACGATCTCCCGTGGTTCTTGTGGAACCCGTATTGTGCTTCAGCAGCCTTGCGCGCTATTGCGGCGGCTTCTCTTGTGTCGAAATACCCGATGTGCTTCCAAGACCCGCTTACGTTGATGTAGGCGCGCCACATGCTCATTTTCGGGAACCAAATCACGCCCACGACGCCGCTCTTGTTGTCATTGCGGCGCTTGGCGTTCCTGTTGTTCTGGGCTTGCGTCCCAAGGCTCAGGTTCTTCAGCCTGTTATCTTCTCGGATACCGTTCTCGTGGTCGATGTGGCCATCAGGCCATTTTCCATAGGCCAGCGCCCACGCGACCACATGCGCTCGCATCGTATGGGACTGAAGCGACCCGTATTTGTAGCCGCCCGGATCAGTTGCGGTGAAGGCTTCCTTGCCTGCAAAGAGTTTGTCAAACCGGCCCCCGCCGCGCGGCAACCAGAACAGTTTCCCGGTATCCGGCTCATAGCGGAGCAAGTTGCGCACGACAGAAATAGTAGGTAGGTTTTCCTTAGCCATTTTGGACCCTCCAACGGTCTGGTTTGGTGAGGCTAGGCAAAGACCTGCAAGTCGATGCCTAGCCGCTTGATTCTTAAGGCGGAGCCTTAGTTTGTCAACCTCATGCCGCGACGAGGATCAAGAACGATAGGTTTCCACAACATATCGAATCTCATGTTCTCGGCCAGCGTGTTGCCATCCACCCAGCTCGACACCGACATGGTGACGAACTCGCCAGACACCGTGCTGGTCTTCAGGCCCTCACCCGACGGGATGTCCAGCGGGCGGGAAACCAGCGCGATTGCCTGCGGGTCGATCAGGAGCGACTGACGGTAGGCCGTGGCCGCCGTGCCGGTCTTGATCGTGATGGCCGCGTTGTCGGCGGGGACCGCGTTGACGGTCTGGAACGCGCCCGAGGTGATGATCGGGGGCGAAATCGTCGCGGTCAGGTTGCCCGCGCCGTCCGAGCTTGCGTTGGCAAGAACGGTGAAGGTCTGGAGCCGCCCGGTCGATTGCTTCGTATTCGGGTTCACCGCGAAGACGTTCGCGATGGTGAACACATCACCGGCATTCAGGCGGGCAGCCGCAGCGGCGGTCCAGCCATCGGTGATCAGCGATTGCGACCAAGTGTCCTTGGCGGCGGCGTAGGTCACGGCCTGAGCGCCGCCGTTGATCAGCGGGGTGCCGCCCAGCGGGCCGACGGTGTGGGTCGGCGCGAAGACGGTTTCATAGTTGTCGAAACCGGCGTAGCGGCCAACCTTGGCCATTTCGAGGGCCTTCTTGTTATTGCCGTCCACGTAGGTGCCCTGGATCAGCGCGGCCAGCTTGGCCGAACATGCCGGGCTGTGGAACCCGAGGCGTCCGCTGATGGTGTTGCCGCCATCGGTGAAGATCGCCCCCGCATCGGCAACCGCCGAATAGGTGGCGGGAATGGTGCCGGGGGTGCCGTCGAACCAGTAGAACGCGGGATAGAGGGCCGCGATGGACGCCTCGACCTTTTCCGCCGCGCGCCGCGCCATCGGTTGCAGGATTTGCTGCGAATAGCGGTCGAACGAGAGCGTCCGGTCGATGGCGCTGATGCTGACCTTGTTCGACCAGGTCTGGTCGAGGGTCACGGTGACGGTGCCCTCGGTCACGTCTTCCGAGAAGGCCGACAGATCGAGGTTGTTGTCCTGGCCGAGGTATTGCATCTGGCGGCGCACCTTGACCGCGCCACCGGACTTGACGGTCTCGTTTTCCAGATTGTCGGTGCCAACCGACTTGCCGAGAACGAGGTCGTTTTCCATCAGGCGGACCAGCTCTTTCGAGATGGCCGCCACTGTGAAGAAGCTGTTAGCCATTGTTCACCCTCCTCAGGTGATTTTGCCACCGCCCTCACGCCACTTGACCCACTCGACGTAGGACATGGTGTCAGGGTTGCGGCCAGCCGCCGCCGATCCCCGCACGGGGTTGATCGGATCGGGGGCCTTGGTTTCGGTTCGCGGCTTCGGCGCGACGATGCTGGCCTCGATGCGGCCAATCGCCCTTGCGGCTTCCACCTGGCTCATTGCTGCGATCTGCGCGGCCAGCGCGCGGTTCTGGCCGAGGTGATAGGCAACATCCGGGCCAACGTCAGACGTGAGGATCAGGTCGGTCATGGCTGGCGAAGGTTCCCACCCCGTCAGCGCGACCGTCTCGAAATCCGCGTATCTGGTCTTGGCCTCTTCGCGCGCCGCAGCCCAGGATTGCTCCAGGATTGCGCGGTCACGCTTGCCAATTTCCTCCGCCTTGTCCTCAGCGGCTTTCGCCGCATCACCGGCATTCTTCGCTTCTCGCGCCGTCAGCCGTTGCTCCGCGCCCCAAATTGCTTTGGCGGCGGCGAATTCAATCGGATCAGGGAAATCGTCTTCCTTCGGCGGGGCTTCCTGCTTTGCCGCGTCCAGAATTGCCTGACGACGCGCCTTGGCCTGTTCGGCTTCGGCCTTCGCTTCGGCGGCTTCGGTCTGCAACCGCGCCCGGTACGCTTTCTCGCGTTCGCGGCGCTTGGCTGACTCACTCTTCTCCTCGGGTTGCCCCTCGGCGGGCGGGGTTTCAACCTGCCCTGCTTCTTCGCCCTTCGGCGCTTCTGTGACAACGGGTTCAGGGGCGGCCACAAGGGCTGCCGCGCTTTCGTCTTCCATCGGTTCCTCGCTTAAAGGGGTTACATGCCCGCGTGTTGCAGGGTCATGGCGTGTGCGGTCTGGGCAACTGCGCCCTCGACCATCTGCCGAACCTGGCCGCTCATAATCGCGACCTCCAGTTCGGTCTTTTGCGCCTCGGCTTCGGCCTTGCGGGCCTTGGCTTCCGCCTCTTTCACCTCGGCGATGGCTTTCGCCTTGGCAATCTGTTGCGCCTCTTGCTGCATCTGCGCTTCTTGCTGCGCTTGCATCATCTGCTGCTGCTTGGCCTGCATCTGCTCCGGCGTCATGTCCTCTTCGGACTCCTCGGCAACACCCGGGGGCAACATCTTGCGCATCCGTTCAGCGGCCCGGTCGGCGTGTTCCCAATCCATTGACGACACATACAGGTCGCCAATGAGTTGTGCCGCGCCGGGAACCGCCTGCAACAGCGCCTGCAAGCCATCGCGCGTTTCCTCGCGCTTCGCCGAATAGGACGGGCCGACCGATACGTTCACGTCATACCGGCCAGCGGTCATGTCGTTCATCGTCGCGGGGCCTTGAGCCGTCATCACCAGCTTGTTGATCGTCTCCATCTTCTCCTGGCCATCTTCGCCGAGCACCCGAACGATCCGCTGCGTGTCGTAAATGCGCGGGATCATGTCCACGAGGATGCAGCCGGTGTGGGTGATCGCCTTGACCATGTTGTCCGAATAGATCGAGGTTGAGTTCTGCGACTCTTCCTTGCGCGCCAGGATCGCCTTGCCGCTGGTTTCGTTGGACCGCGCGCCCAGGCTGGCGTCGTAGATGCCGGTCGTGCGCTTGATGTTCTCCGCCGCCATCTGCATTTGCAGCTGCAGGGCTTGGGATGCAACCGGCGGGTTAATCCGCTGCGGCATCCCGGCCTCGGGATCGGGGTTGTATGGCAGATACGGGCGGTTCTTCACCCCCATTTCCGCCCAGATATCCTCAAAGCCCTTGATCTGCTGCGTAGACACCATGAACGGCGCTTTGGGCTGCGCTGAAGTCACCTCCGCATCCGTCGAGGCGGCATAGTTGAACATCCGCTGCGGGTCTTTTGCGAACCGGATCACGCTGGACCGGTACGATTCCTCGCCGAGGTGCCACTCCTCGCCCGTCACGGCGACGATGGGGATGTAGCTGCACGGGAATTCCGTAGGGCCTTCCAGCACCTCGGCCCCGGTCACCTTGGCCCACATCACCTGCGGCGTCCGCACTGTGCGCTTCTTGCCGATCTGGATGCCCTTGGGAAACGGACCCTTGATCACCTGACCGGAGGGCAGCAACCCGATTTCGTGTTCTTTGTGGTCGATCCAGAAGTATTCGGCCACCACGACACGCTCTGCCGTGGCCCATTGCTCGAAGTTCGGGATGCGGTGATCCCCGGTGATGTCCATCACCTGCGCGTCGGGATACTCCGCCTCGAAGTCTTCCTTCGGCATTTCCGCCACGATGAACCCATACCGCGCGTCCTTGCGGGTGGGGTCTTTCGCGAACGGGTCCAGAAAAACAGCGAAGGGGTTGAACACCCGCTCGATCCGCAACTCCTGGTCGAAGGTGTCCCCTTCGGCGTAGTCGGCCCGAACGCGCCAGTAACCGATAGAAGAGGCCGCCGCGCTTTCCGTCGCCGCCTCATAGATGCTGGACGCATCGGACTTGTTCTCGATGTGCCGGATCATGCCCTCAATGACTTCGGCGGTGTCCTTGTTCGCCGCGCTGTCGGCTGCAGTGACCTTGATGGCCGGGTTGAGCGACCTGATCTGCCCTGTCACCTGACGCACGTTCTGGGCAAGAATGTTGATGGTCAGGCACGGGCGGCCTTCGCTCTCGCGCTCCTGCCGTTCGTCCTGCGGCCACTGGTCGCCGATGACGTTTTTCAGATCATCCTGCGCGCGTTCGCGGTGGGGCTGGTCAGCCGAATACGCCTCATTCATGCGGGCGTTGGCAAGCTTGATGATGGCGTCTTTATCGGCGTCGGCCATTTAGTTACCTCATCCAGCCGCGCTTTTTCGGAATTGCATACCGCGCCGGGTCGGGCGCGCGCTCAGTCATGCCGGGGAACAGGTCCGTCATGGCCCAGACCAGCGCATCAACGCGGTCGGGGCTGCCTTCGCCCTCAAAGCCGTTGGTTGTCATCTGCGTCATCTGGTTTTCCAGCACGGGGAACGATCCCACATGTGCAACGCGGCCTTGCTCATACAGCGCCGCGATAGGCTCGGCCCGGACGTGCTTGCCGCGCGATGCCCGGACTTCCCTGATCTTCACATTCGGATCAATGGTGCGGATGGTATGCGCCACCATGTCGCCGCCCTGGTTGACCTCGATCACGATGCAGTCGGCATTCCAACTGCGGTAGAGGCTGACTGCCCGCTTGGCCCATTCGTTGGGGCTGCCTGAAAGCGATGCGTCTTCAAGGACAAGGCCGCGCTGGTCAGCCAGTCCGGCCACAATGATTCCGTGTTCGTCGCTTGCTTCGGTTGCAGTGACGGCGGGATCGACGGCAACAACGATGCGGCCAGGCTCTGGGCTTTCTCTAAGCCGGTAGGCGTCGAGGTTGGCGAGACTCCATAGGGCTCCTGGAAGATCTCCAAGAATTTCTGCCTCAAGCTCCTGTCGTCCAAGCCGCGTCCCCTCGTATTTCTCGCGCAGCATCGCAAGCGCAGACGGCGCAAGGTTCGCTGCGTTGTCGAATGTGCTGCCCCGCGTCACAAAGCTTGTCTTGGCCGCCACCAATGTCTTGACCAGTGGTGTTGGTTTGGGCGTCGTCGTCACAACCGCCTGCGGGTGATCCCCAAGCCGCAGGCCGAACATGAGCTGGTCCCATGCCTCAGGATAGCGCCACGCGGCAAGCTCATCGGCCCATGCTCGGTGGTGCTGCGGGCCGCGAAGGCGTTCCGGTTCATCTGCTGAGAAGGCCTTGTATCTCGTCCCGTTGATCAGGATCAGTTCGCCAAGGCTGCGGTTCCACGTCTGCACCGCCTCACGCGGCAGGACGTTGAGAAGCCCGCTGTCCCCTTCGATGCAGGTGTCCCGCGCATCCGCGCTTGTCGGGGCAACCACTGCAATCCGCCAGCCGGGGTTTGCCATTCCAGCCCAAGCCGAGTCCTCTGCCCCCGTTCTTGTCTTGCCCCAGCCGCGACCGGCGAGGATGACCCATGTCAGCCAGTCGCCATCAGGCGTGATCTGGTTGGGCCTCGCTCTCGCCTGCCACTTCGCCCTCGCCATCACCGCCGCCTGCTGGTGCGGATGCATGGCCGCCCAGAGTTGCGATGAAGGTTGCAAAAGCGTCATCCGCTGTCACCTGATGCTGGATCGTGCCGCTTTGCTCTTGCTTGTCAGCAAGTCCAAGATCACGGGCGATGATGTTCGGATTGAGCAAGTCGGCTGATGCGCCCTCGAACTTCTGTTGCCGCATGATTTGTTCGGCTCGTGAGACGACGCCGATAAAATCTTCCCGACCGCGATACAGCGCCCAAGCGTCAACGCTGATATCAAGGAAGTTGCACAGACCCATGATGGTCATCGCCCGCATCTTGGCGACCGGCTCCTGAACGACGACCCCCTGATAAGCGAACGGCCTCGCCTCATACAGAGGATTTGATTCGACCCATTCGAAGTATTCGAGGCAGGCGGACCACAGTTCCTCCGGCGAGGCGAAGATGGGTGCCCGCCCATGCGATGAGCGAGCTTCCCAGAAGCGATTGCCTGCTGGTGCCGCCATGCGTTCGTCACCGCCCGCCGTCGCGGTGGTGCTCCTGTTGTGGGTGGGGTGAAATGCGAAGCGCCCGCGCAGGGTGATCCTGGCGGGCGCGGTTCGTCTCGATGATGGGAGTGGACACACGAACGGACGAAATGTCAAGCGGTTGTGGTTGCCTTCGGTGCCTTCGGCTTCATCTTGGCGGCGAGCGCCTTGATCTTGTCTGCCTCACAAACCGGCACCCAAACTTCCACCTTTATCAACCCGGCTGCGCGCTTGGCTTCGCGCTCCTTGGCTTTGCGTTCGTTTGCGGGGGTCATCAGTCCGATCACGCCTCCGCCACATCAACCATGATCGTGATGGCTTCTTTCGCGTCAGCCAAGGTTGCATGCTGGCTCAGCGAGCCGTTGGCGCGGCGAACAATCCATTTGCCGTCGTGGTTGCGGGTGATTTCGTGGCCTTTGTAGATGCGGGTGGTCATCTCGGTATCTCCTGTCTGGGTTTCCCCGTTTCCATGTCCTCAATATGCCATTGTGACATGTCACAGTCAATGGGTAAAATGCACACCTCGCGAATTATTTTCGCACTCTCGCCCTGACCTGATCGCCTTTCAGCCCCTCCGCGATGCATTGCAGGCAGGCCAGCACTCCGGGCCAGTCCCTCACCTGGCCGTCGGGATCGTTGATCACGGCCTGTTTGAAGGCGCTGATGGCGCGGGCGTCTGTGTGGCCGATCCAGCCTTGCACCTGCATCCATGCGCTCACGGCCTGCTGTTCCCGTTCCTCTGCGGTGCGATAGTCCGGGGCCGGTGATGCTGCGTCTGCTTCGAATGCGGCGACGGGCGACAGGATGCGCAGGCATTGGGCGTGGCGGTTCGGGGCACCGATGGCCCTGTCATAGGCCAGCTGGGTTGCGCGGGCGTGTTGCGTGGCGTTCCACAGATCGGCGCGGCGATGTTCCGGCTCGGTGAGGATCAGACGCCCGACGCTACAGCCCCAACGCGGGTCACTGAACGCGGACTCGTCCTTTGGGCTATCCGCACTCGCGAAAACCCTGCACCGCGCCTGCAGCGCCGTTTTGCGGGCGTCCTCTGCCCTGCCGCGCCGCGAGTCTGTCGGATGGGTCTGCGGAACGGCTTCGCCCCCCGGCAGGGTGATGCTTGCCTTGGCGCGGTTTTTCCGGCGCTTGCGTTGTGCCTTGCTTGTCATTCCACCCCCTTGTCGGTGTTGATGTGCCATCTGGCCCCACGCCCCCACCGGCTGTAGTCGATGAGGCCCTGCGCTTTGGCTTGGGTCAGGGCGTTGCAAAGCTGGGCTTGCGTTTCCCCGAGTGCGGCGCGCATTTCTGCGGCGGTCGCAGGGCCGGATTGCAGGAGATCCATGACGCGCAGGATCAGCGCGGCGCGGCGGGCCTGCGCCTCTTGGTTTCGCTTGGCGTTGGCGTCGGTGCCGGATGCGGTGGAGGTGGTGAAGCCCCAAGCCCGGTGGGTTCTGGCGCGGACCTGCGCGGCCTCGTCGGCCATGGACAGCTTGGGGGCGAGAGTGACCGGCTCGGGCTTCGGCGGTATGGCGGCGCGAATGTGGACGGTGCGGGCGTGGTGGGGTTCGATGCTCATGCCGCGTCACCGAACCGCTTCGCCTCAACCGAAACCGGGCCGTGGTGGGGCGTGTCGTCCCGGAAGGCTTCCTTAGCCGCCTCATGCTTGGCCTTGGCTTCGGCTTCCCATGCCAGTGCCGCCTCTTGGCCGTATTCGTCCTTTCTGGCGAAGAAGGCCCCGCTGCGATACGCCGACATGGTTGCCTGATCCACCAGCCGTTGCCGGATCAGTTCACAGGCCGCACGGCCATAGAGCCAGCCTTCGCCGACAGGATCACCCCGCGCCATGCGGTCGGCGATGATCTGGTGTTCAGACTTCATCGGCGGCGCAGCCTGTGCATCCGGCCCCGATCTGGATTCCTTGCGGAAGTTGCTGCAAGCCGCACCGAGTTCGTGAACCGTGGGCCAAGCGCGGGTTTTCAGGTTCATGCCGCAGCGTTCCAGCGCCTCGGCCACCCAGCCGTTGTAGCCATCGCCGGGGGCAAAGCGCAGAAGGACTTTCAGCAGGGCGTCCCATTCGGCCTGCATGGCCTTCGGGTTGTTCTTGATCCCTTGCGGCGGGGTTAGGCGTTCGGCCCATTCTTGGAATTGCTTGCCGATCTCGGCTGATCTCAGACTTGTCATTGAATGCCCTCGAATTTGGCGGGATCGAATTGCGGGGTGAATCGGGTGGCGAGGCGGGCGGTTATCCACGGGATTGGATCAACCGCCCCGGCCCTGCCGCAGTCCATGATTGCCCCGAGGATTTGGCCGTCCTGATCAGGGTGGTCCTTGCGCAACTTGCCGACGAATGTCCGGGCCTGCCTTTCCGGGATGCCAGAGCCGCAAAGAACCTTCACCCCTGCATCGAAAACCGCCTTTGCCGGATCGACGGCATCGCCGTCAGAAACGTTAGTTTCTGAATCCTCTTCCCTTCCCTTCCCTTCCCCTTCCCCTTGTGCAAGTCCGTGTCGCGTGGGTGACGCGTCATTGACGCGTGGTCCACGCGTCAGTTCCATCGAAGTATCAACAACTTGCTCCGGCGCTGGTATTTCGCTGGGGCTTTCGCGGTTGTTTATGACCTGGTGGCGCGCAAAGCCCGGAACGACGCCATATTCACGCCCACCCGACGCGTACTTGACGACAAAGCCACGCGCGGCCAACGCGTCAAGCACGCGTGAAAAGTCCACATCGTCGTATGGCAGAATGTCCGTTTTCAGCGCCCTCGGACGCCACACAAAGCGGCCCTCCCGGTCACAGCACGTCCAAAGCCCGGCGAAGGCGAGGCGCAACGGAAGCCCGCTTTCCCTTTCAGCATCAAAGAGGGACTCATGCTTGAAGAATTCAGGTTTGACTGTCCGAATCCGGCTCATTTCATTCTCTCTTCCAATTTCCGCACCCGCTCGCGCAATTCATGGTTCTCGTCGGCCATTTGCAGTATCGCCTTGGCCATGTAATCCAGGTCCGAAACGTTCAGTCGGCCCATGAACACACGGCCTATTAAAGCAGATGCTGGTGTGGAATGGGTTGGGGGTAAGCTGTGCAAAACCCGGCTTTCCACAGGAATTGGCGCCTTTCCTGTGGAAAGCTTAGCCGCCGCTCTTTCGATCTCAACCCTGTGCCATTCCCGCTCTATTTGGCGTTCCTCTGGCGTGTAGTCCCACTCATCCCCGGTTGCGTCGGGTATCTCCCAAGGGGCTATGGGAATGGTGGGTTTGCGCAGATGTTTCATACCGCCATCTCCCGGCTTCGCAGCGCGGCGGCCTTGACGGCCTTCGACACGGCGGCGACGGAAACACCGCAGGCATTGGCGGCAGCGGTTCTGGACGGATACCGCTTGCCGCGATACCAGCACGGCCTTCCGGGGTGGCCGCCGCTCTTGAGGCGCAGCCCCACGGTGTCGATCCGACCCTCGTCCAGCGCGATTGAGATGGCGGATGTGGAAACGCCCAAGGCCCGCGCGGCTGCCGCCTGGCTGATATAGGTGGTGCCGCGAATGCAGACTGGGTTCGGTGGGATGCTCATGCGATGCCACCCCGGAACGGAACGGTTGTCTCTGCCGGGATGATGTCCACGATCACCCCGCCGTCCTTGCAGCGGTCGCCGAATTCGTGGGTGAAGATCAGATCCCGGTCGTTCACGCCCAAGGCGTCGGCGATGCCGTCCTGAGCCGCCTTGAATGCCGCGATGCAGTTGTCTCGGTCGGGGATCGGGCCGAAGGGCTTGGGGCAGAACGTCACTCGGACAACGCCGGGCATTGCGCCGAGGCACATGGTTTTCGCGGCAAAGCGATAGGCTTTCGTTGCCTTGGCTTTCTGCGCCCAATGGGGGCGGGCGTTGGGCCATAGGGCCTCATAGGGCCAGGGAAGGATGACGTGCTTCACTTCGACCCCCGTGCCAGGATCGCGTGGACACGTTCAAACCGCGCCGCGACTTCGCGCTTCCGGTTGCAGACGCGCTGCGCTCGGCGGGCGAACACCGCGTCACGCGGGTCTGCGGGCTTGTGGAAGAAGCGGAGAAGGCGTTTCAGCATGGCCCACCGCCAAACATGTCAGAGACGGCAAGCTTGGCCCTGCGGCGATCAGCAACGCCCTTGGCCCGCATAGGGGCGTCGTAGGCGTTGTGGCACCGCTGGCACCATGCTCGCAGGTTCTCAGGCGCGCAGTTCTCTGGCTGGTGATCGAGGTGGGCAACTGTCAGGACGACCCGCACCACCTTGCCGCAATTGAATTCCGAGCCGCGCGACATGCCAAGGTATTCGCCGGTGTCGGCGTCAAAGGTTTCCCCTCCCTCCAGCATGTATGTGCCAGCGTCCTTGCCCCAGCCGCGCGAGATGAATTCCCCATTCGGGGCTTTGCACTTCTCACAGCGCTGCCCGGCGGCTTTGCGGATCGCCAAGCTGATCTGCGGCCAGTCCTTTGGGTAGAGGTCCTTGTTCTCGGCGCGTATCGGCATCACCGGGCCACCCTTTCCGATTGCTTGAGGAGCGCCTGATACAGCGCAGCCGTGGGTGTCTCGCCTTGATCCCGGAGCTGGGCGCGGAAGCCGTCGAGTTCGGCGGTGCAGCGCAGCGTGGGCACGGCGCGCAGGAGTTCCCGCTCGCGGGTTTCGGTCATGGGAAAGCCCCCGGCAGCCGAAGCCGCCGGGGTAGGTGCGCCCACCGTGATCACATTGGGGGCGAGGGCAGGGAGGGAGGCAGCATTACCCGGCTGCACGGGGTTCTTTGCTGCCTGCATGCAGCGTCGGCTTTCGGCTGAAAGCACACGAAGCTGGGCAGGGGCGAATGGGGTCATTGACGCCCCCAGAAGATCAGCCAGCAGCCGATATGCACGACGCGCGAGAACGGCGCGGACGGATCGTCGCAGCGGCCAATGAAGGGCGTCCAGCGCCAGAAGACACGGGCGATGGTCATGGGCTGGTCTCCGGGTGTGACGGCCACGGCTGCCATGCCCTCGGCGGCACGGCGGCGGTGAACATGTTCCACCGGCCCTCCCTCGGCAGCCATCTCGACAAGGTGACAACGCCATCGTTGCCAGCGGCGATGATCAGGTCAGGAACATGTTCCTCCGTCTCGACTTCATTCTTGCCGATCTTGCGGGTGACGGTGTGCCACGATCCGCGAGGTGCCTGCGACATGTCGAAGTTCCAGCCGCTCATTCCCGGCCCTCCTGCTTTGCGAGCCATGACGCGGGCGGGGGCTGATCATCCCACGGCCTGCGGTTGACGCTGATGAAATGGCCCATCGCCATGAGGCCGATCAGCGCGCAGACGAACAGCACGGCGAGGCCAAGGCAGACGATGATGGTGAGGAACAGGTCAGGGGTCATGCAAGCCTCGCGAAAATGCGGCGCAGGACGTAGCTGCGGGTGAAGGAAAGGCCGAAGAACATGGCCGTGACGCCAAGGCTTGCCGGGGCGCTGTAGCCCAGCACAAAGAATGTCGCGGCCCAGGAGACGGCAAAGCCGATGGTGGCGTTGGCAAGGGCTTCAAGGGCGGTCATGCGGACACCTCGTTCGCCGGGGCGACAAGGCGAAGCTGGTCGACGGCCCAATAAACCATTCCGCTCTTTCCATGCCGGTCGGAACGGTGGCTTTCCGTCTGTGTCAGGACGATCAGGTCGTTGCCAAATAGCCCGGTGGGGCAAGTGTCCGGGCAGCCGTGTTCACGATCTGCGGCGGACGGTTCGGCTTTGGGGTGGAGGAACAGAAGCCACACCGGCAGGCCCGTGCGCGCGGCAACAGCCTGGTATTCGTCGTAGTGGCGAAGGTCGATTCCGGTCGTCCACTTCCCGCTGATGCGATGCCAGGTGAAGCAGGTCTTGTGCTTGGCCTCGAACCAGCGAATTTCCCCAGCGCGGAACGCCAGAAGATCGGGCAGGACAAGATCCCCGGATGACGCGAAAAGCTGTGGCCCCTTGCCGCTGTGTTTCTCGATCTCATAGGCGGGGAATACCGAATGCCCACGGCCTTGCAGCCATTTGGATATGGCCCCTTCGCCAACTCGGCCTTGCGCAAGTTTCTGCTCAAAGCCCATGGCGCACCACGATTCCGAAGGAGGCGAAACGAGCGGCAAAGCCGTCAGCATCATCGCCGCTGTAGAAGATGGCCTGCCCCTGTAGCGGTGCCCCCGCCTCGCCTTCCGGGCGCAGGAACCGGACACGCGACAGCGGGAAACAGATAGCGCTGGAAACCCCCGCCAGTTCCTGAAACCATGCGGTTTCAGTGGCGTTGTTTGTCAACACGATCCCCGTGGAACCGCGCCGAAACTCTGCCGCCAGTCGGGTCGCGAACCTGCCAATCAGGCCGGTTGCATAGGGTGGGTTGCACCAGATCCGGCCAATGGGCCAGTCTTGCGCCAGTCCGTCCAATTCGGCGGTGTAGAACAGCGGGGCCTGAACAGTGGCGTTCGCAATTTCCGATGAAGCAGGGTCCAGGTCGAACCCGCCCAGAACCTCGCGCGCAGCTTCAATGATGGCCGGGGGCGTATACCACTCGTTGTTGCCGGTGTTGTTGGCGACGAAGGGTTTCGCCGCTGCCTTCTCTGCCGCCGCGATGATGTTGGTGGTGACGCGCTCGTTTTCGGTTTCCAGCGTGTCGCGCCATTGCCCGACAATGCCTTCAAACTCGGCTTCAGGGATGGCCGCAACCTTCTGCGCATGGCTGGAAAGCTTGTAGCTGACGCCAATATCTGCCAGCGCGGGGCTTTCATCCCAAACCCCTTCCCGATGGGGAGGGGTTTCTTTGGCTGGCCTTCCGCCCGAGTTCAGCCCAACGGTTGCCTTCTGTTCAATGAGCAATTCACCTAACCGACGCTCGGCCCGGATGCGAATTTCGGCGGCGTCAATCTCAAGCTGGCGGTTCTTGGACTGGTGGGCATAGGCCCGCATGGCCTCGGCCTTGTCGCGCCAGTCCTTCACCTCATCGGTGGACTTCGCTGCGGCAAGCGCCATGCAAGCGGCGTTATAGTGGACGAGGGGGGCGTGAGCGTTCATGCTGTCCGCGCCTCCCAAGCCATGCGCCCGAAAAGGTCCGTCACCTGGCCGTCGCGGTTGTCGAACCACTCGCCAGTCATGCGGCGGTCAGCGAGGGTGTGGTGAAATGCGGCCTCAAGGGATCGGTCGCCGGGAAGCTTGTCGAATAGCGTTAGCCGATCCGGCGATGCGGTTTGCATCTGCGCCAACCTGCGAACCGGCTGGCGGCTAAAGCCGATCTTCACGGCCCGCCGTTCGTGGTGAATGATGCAGTAGACAAAGCCGGGCGGGCAGACTTCGGTGTGGACGTTCATGCTTCGCCCCCGGTGTGGATTTCCCCACCTTGCGAAACAGTCAGGC